CCTCAACTGCCAAGCCAATGTCAAGGAGTAAGGTTTGGAGATCACTATTATTAATTAATAAAGACAGTGAACAGCGTGAGCCAATGATAGGCGTAAATCTTTCCTGCCCTTGCTGACTTTCACTGTCATATTGCAGCTGCAAACCAATAGTATCAAAATCATAAGTCATACCGGAAAAGACATTGTCTTTAATAGTAACTACTATCTTCCTATTCTTTTCGTTATATACTGTCGTTTGAAACCTTGCTGCCATTATTGTACTCTGTTAAGTCCCTTCTGACTTCTGTTCAACAATATAATTAAATCATTTCCGCTTATCCTTGTTTCCAGGCTGCCACCTATTCCCATGTCTCCCATCATTGATTTAAGTTTAGATAAAGGTGCAATAACTTCTGGATCAACACGAGCATTACGATTATCTCCAACTAATGCCATTGTGGGCCCGGTAGCAAGTCCACCTTGTGCAAGGGCAGGAGCAGCTAATTTACTTTTAACAAATGTACCTAAAGCAATTAAAGCTATACCTCCTGCAATAGCAATAGCAGGATTTAATGATTTTAAGGCAGCTTTTATACCTAATGCTGCAATACCTACTTGTACAGCTAATTTACCAAACTGAATTAAAGCATCAGCTAAAGGGCCAATTACTGAACGTATATCAAATGATGCACCAGCTAATGATTGTCCTAATGTTTCACCAAATGCAACTGCCATATCTTGCAATGTGCCTTCAATGATATTTTTTAATCCTGTATTTAATTGGTCAAAAGATAATTTTAATAATTCTATTTGAGTTAACTGTTCTTTAAAATTACTATTAACTTTTGTTGTAGCTTGGTTAAGTGCTTCTTGTTCACTTTTTAATCTTTGTGTTGAGGCTGTCGCACTATCTAATTGTGTAGGTAATAAATTTAGTGATGGTAATAAATTTGTACTTGGCATCAATCCTCTTACACCTCCTCCCGTTCCTCCTCCTGTCGGTGCGCCACCATCACCAAATACTAATTCACCAGTTCCTTCTGTTCCACCTCCGCCCGTACCTTTGCCAGGTGCAGCCATGAATAGGCTTTTAAACTTGCCTTTAAGACTGTCAACTGTTTCGCCTATCGTTTTAAACTCCGCTGCAACTACTCTTTGTTCTTCCTGGTATTTTGTCATACCAGATAAATCAAACAAATCTAATCCTAATGCCTTTTGTAAATTATCTAATTTACCTAAAACAAAAGTAACTCCTTGCATTACGGAGTTCTTTATATTTATCCAAATGTTTTTAAAGTTATCACTAAACGCTTTCCAGTTATCATAAACATATAAGGCAATCGCCCCAACTGCGGCAATGGCTAAAGTAACACCAAGTATAGCAGGATTAGCAAGTATTTTTGCAAAGGCACCGGTTATTATAGTAGATAAATTTTTGACAGTAGTCATTATTAAACGAGTAGTACCTATCAATGCTCCAAAAGTAGTAATCAATTTTCCTACTATAAAAATAGCAGGTCCTAAAGCTGCGACTAATAAACCAGCCTTAACAATAAAGCCTTGCGTCTCCGGATTAAGTGACTTAAAACCATCTACTAACCTTTGCAATCCTGCGCTTAATGCGGCGGCAACTGCCTCTAAATTTAATGTTTCATTTATTGCTTTGCCTAACTCTGCTAATGATGCTCCTACATTATCTTTTAAATTATCAAAGGTATTAGCTAATCCTCCATTTGCCCTTTCCAAATTCCCTAAAGCACCAACAGATCTTTGTATAAATTCTTCACTACTTATTCCCAGTTCTCTGATACCTTCGGCTGTCACTACGCCAAACTCCTCCTTCATCACTCTGGCAAACTCTGGCAGCCTTTCCTTTATCTGATTAAGATCTTCCTGTGTAACCTTGCCAACTGCACTTATCTGTGACAGTGCCAATACTACTCCATCAAATTGTTCTGCACCACCACCTGCCCTTGCTACGGCATTGCCAAACTGTGTAATAGTTTCACGAGCTGCATCGGCATTCATGCCTACACTTTGTAAAGAGGCAGAGGCTTTGACAACTTCGGGAAGGGCAAGGCCTGGATTCTCGGCAACTTTGCGAAGCTTTTCCATTTCAACTGCTGCATCTTCACTACTTCCGATAATGGCTATTAAACCATTTTGTAGTTTTTCAATGTCAGCAAAAGATTTTAAAGAGGCAGCACCAAGTCCTATAATAGGTAAAGTAAGCGACTGTGTAAGCGTAGTGCCAATGTTTTGCATCTTACCGCCAAACCTTGACATAGTTCTTTCTACCTTGCCAAGTTCTTTGTCAAGATCAGATACATCAATGCCAAGTTTTAAATTTAGTTTACCTAATGCCATTATGTTTCTTTATCCCATTTGTCAAATATTGACTTGTCATTATTTGTCAAACTTCTATTAGTTTCTTTTTTAATAGGATTCTCCCACGGAAACTCAATTAAATCTTTTGGCTTTAAACTTTTACCTTTTGCTGTGTGGACATTTAGTAAAAGTGTTGTCTGCCATCTAATTCGTTCCCACTCTGTTTGTTCCTGTTGTTCAAATTGATTGTTATAACCTTGCATGGCTATAACAACTTCTTTGAAACTCATCTCATAGTATTGCGAAGGAGGAAATCTTAAAACTCCGAAACAAAAGCGTTCGATGTATTCAAGTGTGAGCTCTCCGCCTTCGCCACTACGTTTTTTTGGCTCTCATCTTCTGGAGGTGAAATCTCATTTGAAATCATTTCCATAATGCGAGTTATTCCTCCCATGTCTGTATCTACCAAGTCGCAGAAAGATTGCAAAGTGTAAGGGCATTTCTCCCCTTTAGCTTTGTAACCATGCTCAACTCCGGTAAAAGCAAGTTCAAGGGCTAATAAGAGATCTTCTCCTAAAAGGGAAAGGTCACTTAATTTAAGTTTCCTCTCCCTTAGAAATGTACCTAACACGAACATTCCAAATTTAATCGGAATAGTCGTGTTGGCAATTATTATTGTTTTCATGTTAGGTAATTTTTATTAAGCCTTTGTTGTTTTTACAATCGCACCAGTCACCTCAAAGGATGCTGAGTAGCTTGTATTTTCTTCCACACCTGCGTTTAAGTCTAATGATGTACAAATAGCACTCATAGTAAAGACATTGTCACCTTGTACGTCTGTGGTAAATTTAATGGTCAATGCAGTACCAGATATTAAATCGGTAAAGAGATCATCAAATAAGTAATTGGTAGAAGAATCGCCAGGCCCTGCATACAATGCCTCTGTGGACAGTGTGCCGGAAAGCTGACCTTTCTTTACCTCTCTCCATCCTCCAGCTGCGGAATCTTTTGTCAAGATTTCACGCATGGCTGCGGAGATGTTCATTTGGCATGATGTTGCGTAACCGATAGCAGTGCTATCCTTGTATAATCGCATCAACGTACCATTAATTATGCCAGTAGTTGCCATGTTTATTTATTTTTTGGTTTATTAATTTTCTCTTCTTGTTCTTCGTCATTGAAATATGACATAGGCACTGGAATAGGAATGTAGATTGGATCTTGCTGAACCTCCTGCTTTTCCGGCATTTGTTCAACGACAAAAGATTCATCAAGTAATTCTGCAATGCCATCCTTTATCATTTGCTCACCATACTCCGAAAGAAATACACCTACTTTACCTGGTGCCTTCCCATTCCATTCTTTTAAAAGTCTTAGTTTCATCGTTTCATTTTTGCCATAAAATCAATGCTCATCCAATATACAGATAATTCAGCGTTAAACACTTGTGAATCACTTGACATATATTTAATAGTCTGCACATCTATACCTTCTGCTGTGCCTGTAAATCTGTCTAATCTATTCCTAATGAGATTAGATAAATCTTGTGTATCATCGTAACTCTGTGTATATACATCTACTTGTAGTGTTATTTCTTCCAAGTTACTTTGCCCATCTTTAAAATCAACTGGTAAGCTATTTACAATAGTATATACAACAAATGGATATTGCACATTTTGAGGAGTTATGTCCGGATATATCTTTGTGCCAATATAAGCCGTAATTGATCCATCGGTAGATAATCTACTATATATTAGTTTCCCTATCATGATACTTGCCAGAATTTTTTAGGTCTCTCCTGCATAATAAAAATACATTCATCACGCATTTGCTTAATTACTTTCTCCCTGCTTAAATTCCTTGCCTTAACGACTATCTTGTTATACCATGCCCTTGTACTTCCATACACCATGTGAGCATAAAATCCATTAGTTCCTTCGCTGCTATTAGTACCTCTGTTCATTGTATTTCTTTTATACAATGGCCCTATTGCACCAACTGCTCTTTTGTACGATACAAGGTTTTTAGATAAATCAATAATAGACTTTCTTAAATTACCTGGTTGTACTACCATCGAAGCACGATCGTTTTTCTCCCATCCTTGCATCTTTTTATTTTTGAAAGGATTGGTGCTTATTCTGTGAGCTTTACTACTTACTGGTACTATTGACTTATAAATTTCTAACGCAATAGGAGTAGCTGAATCAATAACTCTACTTCTTTCAGTTAATGTACATTGTTCCATCAACTCTGCAAATTCAATCACAGCATCTGCTAAGCCTGTAACTCTAAGACTCATTCCTTGAAAACTCCTCCTACCTGCGTAATTAGATTTTTGAAGGTCTTTAAGATGATTTATTTGCTTTGCCGAAAGATAGCCCATTGTAATGTTTTAAACTCCTGCCTATATTTCAAGGCAGGAATGTTTTTTAAGCGATAGTTAAAGTTAATGAACTTGCATTAAATTTAACTTCATCACCACTTGCAATAGTTTTAGCAGTTGACAATGCACCATAGAATAATTTATCACCACCAGTAGATGATGTAAATACAGCAAAGTGCGTTGCAGATGCC